ACATCCGTATAGGCAAAGGAGAAGTTCCCCTTCTCAGGGGCAGCGCCCACGGCTCTAAATCAAACTCAAAGTCTCATAATAAAAAAGATTCACTTAGTTGTGAATCTTAACATAATAAGTTAATATTTAGAATTTGTCAAGAGGTTGGTTTACCGAACATCAATCTCTTGATCATCTGTCCAATCTTCATCTTCCAGACAAAGATACTCAAGTTCTTCCGTCCCTTCTGGAATATTAATCCATTCTTCAAACTCAGCAAGAAGTGCCTGAGCATTACGATGCCTATCGGCGTCGTGGAGAAGTTCAATCTTGTTGATTGCCCACTCACGAACCAACGCTACAGGTTCACTTTCAATCTCTGTTTCCATAGTAATCTTTTCGGAAGTACCTGTTGAGGATGTTGCTATTGTAGTACCTCGGGGTTCCGTCGTCAAGTCCTTCTGTGAGGACATTGTGTGTGAAGAGTTGTCTGGTCTCTTCAAAGTTTGTTTTGCCCTTTGTTTTATGTAATGATAAAATAGTGCGCGTAAAATTCTCCCTACCATATTTTTTTATATCCTCCTTGAGTTCTGGGCACGATCCATAGTAGCACTTCCAGTCAGATTCTGCCTTAACCTTTCTAGACTTTCCTCTCGGAGTGCGGAAGCTCCAGAAATATTTTCTACCAATATAGTCGCGATTAGTTGTGTTGCAATGAATATGGTATACAAAACCATAATAATCCAGAATATCACTTGAACCAAATTCTTTTCCATTGTAGGTCCAAGGATTTTCATAGTCAATATCTGTACTCATCAATGATATCAAGAACTTCGTTCAGGTATTTATGGGCAAGTCCTTTGGAGTCCCAACTTGGTTGGTCTTTATGCAATCTATCTTTTAATTTTAATACACGAACTTTTATTTCGTCTTTAGTCAGTTGATTCTTAGGCATAAAAAAGAGGAGTGTTACCTCCTCTATCTATGTTTAACCGTTTTTGAATGTTCCTGGTATATCTTTGAATGATTTTATTTTGTAGTAAGGATCATTTCTTTGTTTATCATAATATGCATTAAATTTTGCTTCTTGATCTTGAGCGGCTTGCTTTCTTAGTAATCCAACAGGACCTCTTACACCAGCAGCACTTGCTTGATTTACAGTATCACGATACTTATCTCTAGATGCTAAACGATCTCTAACAGCATCAGATGAAGTAGATCCTGATGATTTTCCAGAAGAAGATGAAGATGAAGATGGTTTAGCTGCCAGATTCTTCTTTCCGAGTGAGATGACTTGATCCTTGGTCATACCAGTTGCTTTCATCTTTGCATTACCACCACCAGCTGCAAAATCATCCATCTCAAGGATACTTTGTTTCCAACCCTCACTCATACTTGCCATGATCGCAAAAGCTGATCTTTCATCACTGGCATATCCTTCATCTAGAAGATGATTTTTAACTATTTCAAACGGGTCGTAGGAGTTCATTTGTAATTGCCTCTGTTGGGATCTTTGAGTGGCTGCTTTTAAATCTTGTTGTACTCTCTTTTGTTCAGGAACTTGACCAGAACCATTTCTGTTCGGTGCCATCCTTCCACTATACTTATATCCAGGAGCTTGAGATCCAGGTCTATTAAATGAATGTTGGAGATTTTTTTCAGCAGAAGCTGCGGATTTAGCCTCATCATATTCATTTATAATATTTGAATATAATTTCTGCAGTTCAGAATATTCTCTACTATTCATTTAATATACCAGATTTAAAAATATTTATAAAAAAAGAGGAGTGTTACCTCCTCTATCTATCAAAGTTTGAAACCACTAAAGGTATCTTTCTTTACATCTTGTTTTATACCACCAACCACATAACTTTCTACTTCCGTTTCCTGGGGAGCCACCTGGAGACCTTTAGAGGAAATCCAGTGCTGAGTCCAAGGAAGTGGATTATTGTTTGCTGAAATATCGTATTGGGGCTTTAACCCAATTGATTTGAGTCTTCTATTTGCGATCCACTCTACATATTGCTGAAGAAGTTTATCATTTAGTCCGATCATGCTGCCATCTTTGAACAGATAATCTGCCCATCTCTTTTCTTCGTTTACAGCACGATCAAACATCGCATAAACCCACTCTTCTTCTTCTTTTGCGATCTGTTTCATTTCAGGATCATCACCATCACGCCACTTGTTCAGAATGTTTTGAGTAATGGCTAGGTGCTGGTTTTCGTCTCTTGCGATAAGAGAGATGATTTTAGCGGATCCCTCCATAAGCTTAAGTTCACCGAATGCGAAACTACAAGCAAAACTAACGTAGAAGCGAATACCTTCAAGAATGTTAACGTTTGCGACTGCTCTATAGAGTTTTCTTTTAACATCGTTAATTGTTTCTTTTGCGTATGAAACTCCTTCAAGATTGTGTAACCAAGTATCAGATACACCATACTGTTGTGCTGATTGAATAAAGTCATCATACGATTCAGTTACACTCTTAGCACGTTCAAGAATACGATTGTCACTGATGATAGTATCAAACACCTCAGAAGGATCTGAGTATACGTTCTTGATAATGTAAGTATAGGAACGACTATGGATCATCTCCATAAATCCCCATACTTCCATACATGCTTCAAGTTCTGGTAAAGAACAATAAGGAATAAATGCCATTCCAGGTCCACGACCTTGAACAGAATCAAGCATGATCTGATACTTCAGATTAGAAGTATAGATATGCTTCTGCTCAGGACGTAGAGTTTGATAATCTCCACGATCCTTCTGGAGAGACACCTCTTCGGGTCTCCAGAAGTATCCTAATTGTTGAGTGGTCAGTTTGTCGAATATAGGATATTTGTATGAATCATATCTCTGAACACCAAGTGGTTTACCAAAAAACATAGGTTGTTTTTTAGTATCAACCTTTTCAGTGTTAAAAACTGTCATTCCTTTGATAGAAGTGGATTCTTCCGTAGAAGAAATTTTAAACTGCACAGGATTCACACTCTCCCTCCTCTACTGAACTTAACTCATTAATTAGATTTTCCAATTCGGATTTCTTTTCTTCAATCACCTCATCGGTCTTAATATCGTAGGTATTCTGATAGTAAGAAGTTTTCCATCCGTACTTGTATGTAGTCAAGAAGTCATTTGCCATCACAGAAACTGGTACTTCGTTATCATCATAGTTCTCAGGATTATAACTCCAGTTACCTGAAATAGCTTGGTCAAAGAACTTTTGCATCATAGCGACAATCTTAATGTAACCTTCATTACTCTTCATGTCCCACAACAAAGTATAGTTGTTCTTCAGTGTAGCATACTGTGGAACAATTTGCTTAAGAGGACCTTTCTTGGATTTCTTAATGGACAAGAATCCACGAGGAGGTTCGATTCCATTAGTTGCGTTTGACACAACGGAACTGCTCTCCGATGGCATCTGTGCGGACAGTGTTGAGTGCCTGAGTCCATGTTCCAGGATAGATGCCCTAAGAGTTTCCCAATCATGCTCGTATGAAATTGAAGAGATTTCGTCTACATCTTTTTTGTAAGTATCGATGGGAAGGATGCCATCAGCATATTTGGTACGACCAAAGTTCTCACAGTGTCCTTTCTCTTTTGCAAGTTGATTCGACGCTTTCAGAAGATAATACTGGAAGGATTCGGAGAGACCATGAACGGCATCCCATGCTTCCTGAGAGTCATAAGAATAACCCAGTTTAGCAAGATAATGAGCCAGACCAATATAACCGATTCCTAGGGACCTACGTGCCTTTGTACCAAGTTCTGCAGCACGTACAGGATACTTCTGGTAGTCAATCAGTTCATCCAGTCCACGAACGGAAAGGTCACAAAGTTCTTCAAGTTCTTCATCAGACTTTACTTTACCAACATTGATAGCAGAAAGAATGCAAAGAGCAATCTCACCATTATCATCATCAATATGATGAATAGGATATGTTGGAAGAGTGATTTCTTGACACAGATTGCTCATCTCAATCTTATCCTTGAAGGATGAGTGAGAGTTGCAGTGATCAAGATTCATAATGTAGATACGACCCGTTTCCGCACGTTCCTTAAGAAGGTTAAGGATGAGTTCTTGCGCTTTAATAGTTTTTTTCTTAATGGTCGGATCGTTCTCATATTGAACGTAGAGATCGTCAAACTGAGGGAGTCCAAAGCTATTATAAAGTCCAGGGACATCGTGTGGAGAGAAAAGCGTGATCTCACCGTCTTGAATAAACCTTTCATAGAACAACTTGCTAATTTGAATGGAATAATCAAGTTTACGAACACGATTATCTTCGGTTCCCTTGTTATTCTTAAGAACTAAAATATCTTCTATTTCTTGGTGCCAGATTGGGAAGTGGACTGTCGCGGATCCACCTCGTATGCCATTCTGCGTGCAACATCTGACAGTTGCTTCAAACTTCTTGAGAAATGGTACAACACCCGTGTGTTGAACTTCTCCCCCTCGGATTTTGCTGTTGATGCCACGGATCCTACCAGCGTTGATGCCGATTCCCGCCCTCTGTGCAACGTATCGACCAATAGCCATATCAGAGCTAAAGATAGAATCGAGGGTGTCATCAACATCAACAAGAACACAACTAGCAAATTGTCTAAGTGGCGTTCTAACTCCTGCCATGATGGGAGTCGGGATGTTGATTTTGTGTTTGGAGATTGCGTCATAATACCTCTTGACATATGACATTCTGGTTTCTTTTGGATACTCTGCGAAGATAGTCAGAGCAATAAGCATATACATGAACTGAGGAGTCTCATATACTCCACCACCACTACGATCTTGTACAAGATACTTATCTACTACCTGACGCAAACCAGCATAAGTGAACAGAAAGTCACGATCATGATCAATAAATGAATCAGCTCGAGCAATATCTTCTTGAGAATACTTGTTGTAGATATCTGAATCATAAACTTCTGCAGAAACACAATCAATAATGTGTTGCTCCAGAGTAGGAAGTTCTTTCATCTTCCCGTAAAGTTGCTTACGAACCGAAAACAAAAGAAGGCGTGCAGCAACAAATTGATAATTTGGATGATCAAGATCAATTAGATCACTAGCACTACGAATCAAAATCTCTTGAATCTCTGCAGTGGTAATACCATCATAAAATTGAATACCAGACTTCATCTCAACTTGACTTGCAGATACTCCTGCAAGACCTCTACAAGACTCTTCAACCATCACATGCATCTTATCAAGGTCAATACTTTCAATTGACCCATTTCTCTTTTGAACCTTTAAACCGTTGCTCATATTTTCTTCCAGGTGGTAAATTTGAGTTTTGCTTCTAAACCAGAGTAAGTATTAGATTCTATCATGGATTGAACATCAAGTCCAGATAGAACAATA